CAAGGCCGACTGCTCACGGCGCTCGGTCTCACGCAGGCGCGCTGTCAGCTTATCAATGCGCTTCTTTACCTTGTCGGAGTACTGCTCAAGCTCCTCGGCATCCGGCCCAGCCTGCACCGTTGCGGTTGCCTTACCGCCTTCATCTTGATCAAGGGTGACGGTTGCCGGCTGCTCATCGTCCCCAAGACTAAACTCTAACTTCTCGTTTGAATCAATCATCGATACATCCTCACTTGTGTAAAATGCTTGCAGGGTCAGACACAATCCCCAAGATCTCGTCATCGTTTAGCAGACGGATTTCTCCGCCCTCTATCTGAATGCGAGCGCCAGCGTAACGACCAAACACCACCCAATCGCCTGCCTTGCACCACGGTCCGTTCGGATACTTGCTTTCATCCGCGTAGGCCAATGGGCCAAGCTTAAGCACGTAGCCCACGTTAGTGGCTAGTTGAGTGCGTTCAGTTGTTTCTTTGGTCAGCATAATGCCCCCCTTTGATGTACCGGCGCCACGGTAGGGCAGCAGCGCTATGCGCCACCCTGTCGGCTGCGGAATCAAATCTAAGACACTTTGCGGGAGCCCTTCACTGCTGACCTTACCCTCTTCGGTGTAAGCGTCATTGAGCGAGGGCTTTTGATTGGCCTTATCGTCTGCCCATTTCTGTTCTAAAGCGGTCAGCTTTTGCATATGTTGTCCTCGGTTAGTCTTCTGAATGTTTGTTGAGTCTGTCTTTCACAATTTCTTCTGTAAGACGAATACCTTCCAAACGACCCATGAGATACCGATAACGCTCCATATCGCCGATTCCGCCGCTCAACACAAGTTGCTGTGTATCGTGCTCAATCTTTCTAATATCTTTTAAAACATGTTCAGCAAAAGTAAGCATGGTCATTTCCATGTAAGCAGAAGGTCTTCGCCACCGTCTGAAAGGCGTAAATCAATAGATTTTTACGTCTCTATTGCCATCTTTTTTCTTAACGATCCTCGGTTTAATTATCTTTGGTTTTACGATACCCCCCTCCTTCATTTTGCGGGTTTTCCCCGCTTGGCTCAAAGCAATGGCAATGGCTTGCTTTTGTGGCTTGCCCGCTTTAATTTCAGTTTTTATGTTGTCACTAATAACTTTTTGGCTTTTTCCCTGTCTTAAAGGCATCACGCACCCCCCGGGCCTTGTTTTGGTGTGTTAATGCGCTCTCTGGCAACTTCAAAGCGCCCCTGAGCAATCTTCTCCTGCGACGCAATGCGCTCGTCGTTGGCCTGAGAGTTCTCCTGTATGCGCATCTGCTCGTTCTGCAGCCCCTGCTGCTTCACTTGTATGTCCGCCTGATCCTTCGCGGCTCGCATTTGAAGCTCCTGCTCCTTGAGCGCGACAATCGGGTCGGGGCCTGCACCCTCGCCAGACAACTGGCCCTGCATTGCCTTCACATCCATCATGTACTGGGCAACATTCAGGGAGATCATCGCCTCACGCTGCATGTCGGAGACCATGCGGTCCGGGTCACTGCCGTACTGACGGAACAGTTCCGCCTCGGCGTCTTCCTCAGCCTTCAGCCTGACGTGCTCCATGACGTGTTTCTGCAACTCAACAGCGGCCAGCGGATTACCCTGCACCAGCGGCGACATGCCCATGATCAGGTGCGATGCGATGTGCGAATCGTGCTGCTGACCCGCAAACGCCTTGAGCTGCTTGCCGTCAATCGCATCGATGTTCTCGCTTGCCGGGTCCTTGGGCATCTGGTTGGTCTGGGTCTTCAGAATGCCGTCAATATCCCGCACGTTCATCGCTTGGTAGACCCGGTAGTACGCCTCGTACAGGTTGTGCATGTGCGGGGCGCTCTGCGCCAGCTGCAGCTGGGTCTGCGCTAGGGTAATGCGCTGCGCAGCGGAGAAGATATTGGGGTCCGCGACCGGCAGAACCGATACCTTGTTGTCAAAGTCGCTCTGTTTAATAAGACGAGATGCGCCGGGGACATCATAGGGGTACTCGGGGGGTAAGTACTTCCCAAACCCACGGAACAGCATCTCGAACTCTTGTGTCTGCGCGTAGTAGAGCCGCTTGTGGATCGCTGACATGACCATCGACCCACGCTCAAGCAGCGCAAGCGTGGTGCCCACGGCTGCCTGCTGGTTGGCGTCGCCTACCTGCATGTCTGCAATGCTCGCCAGTCGCTTACCGGCGTCCACAGTGAAGCTCAACAGCGCAAACAGTGTCTGGCTGGGCTCTTTATAGGGCAAAGGCAGCAGTGATGAGGCCAGTTCAGCGCCACCCGCGTCAATATCGCGCCATTCACCCGGTTGAATTGGCTTGTCGTCGTCCGCGATCCGCGCGCCCTTGGCTTTAAAGCCGGCAGGCAGGTTAGACAGCGTTCCAGCGTCCAATAACTGACGAAGTGCAGCGGTTGCTGTCTTCGCAAGGTTACCAATTAGGTGAACAAAGCCCAAACCGTAGGCGCCGAGGCCAGAAACCAGCATGTAATGCACAAAATACTCAATTCGTATCTTCAACGGGTCGTCTTCTGCCCAGTTTCGACGCACACTGACCACTTTCGCGCTTATTTCGTCTACTGTTACCACGTAGGGCAGCTTGATGCCGGTCGGTTCGCCGTCCTCGTCCACATCTTCGTAGCCGGGGATGTCCAAATCGACGTGAAATTCCAGCAATGTGATCTCTTCCGGCTCGCCAGTGGCCTGCACACCCGTAATTCGGTCAATCGTCGCGCCAATCTGGTCCTGCCCGCTGTTGGAACCGTCGGGCGAGAGCTCTACATCAAGGTATTCACCTGCAAAAACACGCTTTTTAAACTCGTTAGAGTCCATCGCAATTCGGTGCGTGATGCGCCGGCACTCAGAAATCACACTTGAGCCGTGGTAGGGGATGTAAAGATCGTCCGGAAGCACCAACCGGCTCACCATCCGGCCAAGCTGCGCGTCAAAGTACACCTTTTTGAAGGTAGATCCACCGTATCCGGTGTAAAACAGCAGCTGGTCGAACTCCGGCGTGTACTCTTTCATCACGGAGGTGATCTGGTAGTTCATAAAGTCCTGAACCCGGGCTGCCTGCTGGACCTTATCCAGCGTTTCCTTGCCCAGAGTCTGGGTGCGCACGGGTCCGCTGGCGGGCATCAGCTCCTTAAACGACTGCGCTTGGAACTGGATGATGGCCTCTGTCAGCATTGGATGCACCACGCCGGCTGCGCCACGGAAGGGCTGTGTGCGCTCGTCCATCCGCAGACCCAACAGGTCCAAACCCTTGGCGTACAGCTCCTCCCACTGACCGCGTGAGCTCTTGTCCGCATCAAACAAGGTCTGCAGAGAGATGGCTATGTGCCCAAGGTCCTGCTGGTCAATGTCCTCGGCAAGGTTAGCGTAGAAATCCTCGTCGTCATCGCTGCCACCGATCTCAATAACAGCGCTGCCGTCATCCTCAAGAATGATCTCAATCTCTTGGCCTTCGTCAACATCAAGCTCGATGAGGTCGGTGCTCGGGGCTAGATTTACTACCTTGTCTATGGGCATTGTCTTTCCTACTGTGTTTTGTTTATCGGGCGGATGTTAACCGATCCAGCATGTCTTTGGCAGAGGAGACTTCACCGCCTTTGGCATACCCTAGATTTGCAGAGTCCAGCTTATCTGGGTCAAAATCTGCGTTGACTGAGCGAATGTTTTTAGGGTCAAACACTAAATAATGAGTAGCAGAGGGCGCATTCATAGGGTCGCGAAAATTAGTTATTTTAAGGCCATCGTATCCCGCATCTCTCGCTTCTTTCCCTAACTTTGTAAGACCTTTTTTATCCTGCAGTTCTCTTATACTAGTATCCCCAGCGTCATATTCCATGAAATTGCCACGCGCTCTTACGGGCATTATGTTTGCTCCACCGCCCCCACCAATTCGGGTAGGAAGAGGAAAAAACTTCCTTGCTTCAGCGGGATCTGGGACGCCTGCCTCTAGTGCATCCGTCGCCTGTTTAATTTTATCAGCTAGTGGAGCAAGCTTTAATTTGCCTTCTTCTCTAGCAACTATACGTTCTTCTCTTTGAAGATTACTGGTTGTGCGCCAAAGTTTCTCAACAGCGTTATCATATTTGTCTTGTAGTTTTTGAAGAGAACTAAAAGGAGCAAAAGACGCGTATATGTTGGCTGTTTTTGGATCATCTGTTAACCATGTGCCCAGTTTGGCGCTTGGAGAATTTGTAACCGACCCGAAAAACTTTTTATTAAATTCGTCAAACGCTGCGTTGTCTAGACTTGCTGTTCCATGATAAAGCGTTGGGGTATACCCTTGCTCCGCTGCCCTTGCCTCCCTTGCCTCTTGAGACCTATCAAGCGGAGCCCGTCTTGTTAAACGGATTGGGCTAGCCCGATCCGTTAACTCAGCAAGGTCGTCGGCGGCGGTTGGTGTGTTAGAGCCAGCCATCCTCATCATGGCTTCATCTGGCGCGCCTGCTATTCGCCTGCTAAGTCGCCCAGCTGTCCCTATCAGGGGTGTTGCTCCTGCCGCTGCTAGCGTAGACATCTGCTCGTACATGGCGGCTGCGTCAAGGTCATTGGCCGCACGGGCCTCGTTGGCAAGGTCTGAGTACTTTACCGCGTCCCTACCGGAGCGGATCTCACCAACCACAGGCAACATATCCAGTATAAAGCCTGCTGGATCTTGCTTTAGACCCTCAACAGCACCGCTGCCCAGCGCGCTAACGTCTGCACCAACCTTAGCTAACGGCGCTTCGCTTTGCAAAACATCCCTACCGTAACCCATCACCGTCTGAGGTATCTGAGCAAACCCAGAGCGCAAATTTTCCAGCATGGCGCGGCTTTCAGTCTGCTCGGGTGTCGGCTCCCTTTCAGGGGTTCGAGTACTAGGGGTGTTGTCAATGTTCTCTAACTGCCGACGCAGTAGCTCCGCGTCCGCCTCTCCACCATTAGCAAAGCGGGCCAGCTCATCCTTGGCTGACCCATCAGGCTTTTTTACAAGGCCGCCTTTGGCTTGCTGCAGGATGTCGTAACCGCCGTAGGTAATTTTGTCGCCGCCGTCTATTGCAGCCGCGTAGCCGCCGGGTTGGGTGCTGCTGCCGCTGCCGCGTATGACGCTGCTATCTGTTTGGTCAACGTCTGTTGCACCTGTTCCTACTGTGGCGTCTGTCTTGACGGCCTGACCTGTAGGGGCGCCTGCCTCAAGGCTTGCTATGAACGCTTGTAATTGCTGACCCTCGGGGGTCTTTGGGTCAAACACACGCTGCGGATCGCCAAACTCCTGCGCCATTATTCGGTTACGAAGCAGGGCATAGTTGCTCGCATTGCGAAGTGCAGGCGACCTTGCTTGCAGTGTACGCAAGTTGCGGTCAATCGCCGCACGGTTCTGCGCAAACTGCTGCGACTTGGACGGGCCAAGTCCGCCATAAGCCTGAACCTCTCTCGGGCTCAGTAACGAGCGCGGACGAGTGGTCACGCTTGGCGGCGTGAAGGTAAAGCCAGCGCCGGTTGCTGGCCTAAGCTTCGCAGCAGGGCTGTAGTCGAACTGACCCGGTAACCCCGGGATCGCGGTTCGCGGAGAGCTCTCCCTGAACGCTGTGTCCAGCGCAGCCTGCCCAGCAGCGTAGATGTCCGGCTGCGTTGGAAGCTGGCCGTACACGGTCGGCGCAGTGTAGGTCGGTGCGACAAAGGGTTTTGGAGCCTCATAGGTATCCAAGAACTTTGACACACCGCTCTGGCTACCTGTCGCTGCGCTGCCACGGGTGTCCATCGGGTTGGTTACCGTGCCGAGTGCTGCCGGCTGTTTTTCCGCTGCTGCAATAATGTCCCGCAGTTGTTGGGCGTTGTACGTTGGCGTAACGGCTGCGACTAAGTCTTTCGGCGTGACGCCGCCTGTTAATACAACGGGCGGTGGTACAACGGGCGGTGGTACAACGGGCGGTGGTACAACGGGCGGTGGTACAACGGGCGGCGGTACAACAGGCGGTGGTACAACAGGAGGAACTGCCGCCCGCTGAGTAAACAACACATTCGGGTCCACACCCGCCTTAATCAAGTCATCAAACGAGTACCCACGCTCAGTGGCGTACTCCAGCATCTGAGCTCTTTCAGCAGCATCAATGCCGCCCTGCTGCAGGTTGGCGACATAGTCACGCCCCTGCTTGTCCAGTATCGCCCTGCCATCCTGCCCCCGCGCAGTTAAGCGCTGCGACTCAAACGCCAAGTCGGGGCTGCGCTCGTAGGCCGAGGTCATGCCGGTAGGCGTCACAAACTGCTCTTGCTTAATCGGAGCCTGAACCGTAAAGATCTTGTTCAACACCGCATCGGCAACGCCTGCAGCGCGAAGGTCTGAGGTGCTGATGCCAGACTGGATCAGCTGGTTGTACGCATCAACGCCAGTCGGCGCGTTGGCATTGGCAAGGTACGCCTCGGCGTCCTTTCTAAGATTGGCGTAGTAGTCACCAACCGTCTGCTGACCGCCCTTCTCCATCGCCGCGCGATACGCCGCCGATACGCCCGCTGCCGTGCCCGGCTGCTCAGTTGCTTGCGCCTGAACGGGAGGTAAAGATGGAGGCGGAGGCGGGGACGAAGATGCCTTAACCGGCGCCATCGCTTGTTCTTGCGCCATTAGCATATCAAGGCGCTGCGCCGTGGCGGGAGGGGTTGTCATTACACCCTGCGTTTTCCCCGCAATGCTTGATGGACTTGCTGGACTAAATTGGTCACCAGAAGGTATTCCAATAAGAAAACTTGGCATATCGACAGGGCCCGAAGGGCCACGAGAATCCGGCAACACGGGAACTTGAGGCCTTTCAGGGCGAGGGGCAGCCGCCCGCTGTCCCATAAGCTCGGCCTGAACCTCTTGCGGTGAATAGCCGCTTGCCCGTGCAACTTGATCGACCCCAACACCGTACTGGGCCATTGCATCCCCAATCGCCCTGTGCGCCTCGACTCCCGGTCCACCGAACTGCGCGTAGGTGTTCTGAATAAACTGCTTCACCTCGTCGTCGCTGAAGGCTTTTGCCGCTCCGCCCTTCGCCATCCGCACAGGAAGCCGTGCCAGCATTTGTCGCGCAGTTAAATTGGGCATCAGTTCACCGCCTCAGCAAAATTTACGATATTCTAGCCTAATAATACTCCGGCACAAGCGCTTCGTCACTGCTCTCGTCATCTTCATCCGTGTGCAGCTTAACAAAGTTGCCTGAGCGGAACCGTAACATCGCCTGCGTCGTGCTGTCCACCATGTCATCATGGTCCCCGTTCGGGAAGGCAGCACACTCCTCAATCAACTCATTTGCCCACTGCGTGTGCGGCGCCCAGACCATGCCCGACTCAAACATCGGCGCCACGGCATTGGCCCGCGATACCTTGTCCTGACCCGCACGGCGACCGCCCGGGTTGTACATCGTTACCGGAATACCCGTCCTGCGCATCTCCTGCTGCAGCACCGTACCAGTGGCCTTTGCTTCAATCAACACGTTGTCTGGGTGCCAGTGCTTGTAATGCTCAAACGCCTTTCGCTTTAATTCAGGAAAGTCCCACCGCCCACGCTCCACGTCCATCAGGATAATATTCGGTCCCGCATCGGCGTCCGGGTAAAACACGCCCCATGTCGTGATCACAGAGTAGTCCGCCGTCTCCTTCTTAGAATACGCCGTGTCGTATGACTGGATAATGTACTCAACCGGAGGCAGGTCGTCATTAGGCCAACGACGCCACCAGTCCCGCTTCAAGATCGCCCCGTCCTCTGCCGTGGGCGTCTGCTGCCACTGCGCGTTCCACTTGCGCTGGCCGATGGCCGTGCGCACCTTTTCAAGCTCCAACAAGCTCCAGTACTTTGGCCACAACGGTTTGCCAGAAGGTAAGATTGCCGGAAACTCCAACACCTCCCAATGGTCAGACCTCGGCTGGCCCTGCATGCGCAGTAACCGACCAGTCAGGTCATCCGTGCGCCAGCGGGTGTTGATCACAATAATAGACCCGTTTGGCTGCAGACGCTGACGCGGGCCAGAGGTGTACCACTCAAACGTGTTGTCCATCGCCGTGTCCGACTGCGCATCCTGCTCATCCAAGATGTCATCCAGAATCACAATGTCGCCGCCGCGACCCGTCATCGCACCGCCCTTACCAATGAAAAACGCTTCACCGCCCTGACTCGTGTCCCAACGGCCCGCCGCCTTGGAGTCCGCAGACAAGGTCATGTCCGGAAACACATCCCTATACCGGTCCTCCGAAACCAAGTTACGGATCATACGGCCAAAGCGCTGCGATAACTCCGCTGTGTGGGAACCCACAATGAGCTTGGACTTCGGTACACGGCCCATTAAATACGCCGGAAACAGATAACTGCCCATCTGCGACTTGCCGTGACGAGGCGGCATCGCAATCATCAACCGCTTACATTCCCCAGAAACAACCCGGTCAAGCTTCTCCGCAATCAACCGGTGGTGCTCCCCCACAATCATCTCCGGCCATACGTACTGACAGAACGCCAAGAAATTCTTCTTCGCCTTCTGCTGGCCCTCCAGCTGCAACATCCGAAGCTCAAGCTTCTTACGGTGCGCCTCTACATCAAACTGAGATTTATAAACAGACATGGTCAAGATGCCGCTCCTGTGACATGGGTCTGCCGCATTATACCCGTTTTCGTTTTGAAATTTTTAATATACCCCCACCCGTCGATTTTACAAAACAAGGGGGGCCTTTTCAGGGGCCCGTGGTT